ACAAGATGTTTTTGGTAAAGAGTCGGCTATGGGCAAAGCATCTGCTATAGCACAAGCTACTATAAATACTTATCAATCTGTTTCTAAAACATTATCAGACTTAGGTGTACCGTTAGGTTTACCATTTGCGGCACTAGCACTAGCCGCAGGTTTTAAACAAGTAAGTGCCATACAGTCTACGCCAGAGCCAGAATTAGCTAGAGGTGGTATTGTTAGTGGTTTTGGTACAGGTACTAGCGATAGTGTAAGTGCAAGACTATCTAAAGGTGAAAGTGTTATAAATGCAAATAGTACTAGAATGTTTAAGCCTTTATTAAGTGCGATTAATGAGGCAGGCGGTGGTAGAGCATTTGCTAGTGGTGAGGGTATTGGTGGCACTACTATGGGTGTAGTAAAAGCATTTGTA